ATGCTATAAATAATAACAATGAACGAATTGATTCTATTAACGAATTGAATGAATTAAAAGAACAATTATTACAATCTAAACTTGATGTTATAGATTCTAAGGTAGATGGAATACGTTCGACTAAATCACTTGATAAACGTAGTAATTTTCAATATGAATGGAAATCAAACGAAAGTGAAACAGAATTCAAATGGACGACATCTCGTAATTCAAAACTTGCAAGTAGTAATGAATTCGGATCACTATATATTCAGAATAATCACATTGATGGTATGAATATTACAGAAATTGAATTAACAATTACAGAAGACCCTAATGATGATGGTAAACATGAAAAATCACGTAATATATTGAACCACGGGCCGTTTGGGTTCACGGATGAACGAGTACCGATAAATATAAAATCAGTAAATATAGAAGCTGGTTCTAATATGACAATGCCAATATTTGGTGGTAGTGATATTAGTGGTAATTCAACTAGATCAATAGTTCCAAAAGGACATAGTGTATTTATTACGGATAAAACGTATAGGGGAACGGTACAATTGTTAGTAACATTTGAAAACGGTGATGTTGAAAAATCCAAAGTTATACTATGGACTGTTCAAAAGAATAAAGACAAAGGTGTTGATATCACAACCAAACAAAAGAAATCATCAATTCCTGATAAAGTAGTATGGCCGTTGACAGAAACTGTATTAAATTCTACTAAACCAGTTAAGGAAACTATACCAAGAGTGATATCACCACGTAAATCTGCATCTGAAACCGTAAAGAATATTACTCCTGAAGTCGAATTAGAAAAGAGTATTACACCAAAATCTGAACTGAAAAAGAGTATTGTACCGAAATTCAAAACAAAAACGAATATAACACCACGAACTAGTCTTAAATAACATTTATAATGGCAATATCACGATTTAAAGAAATAATAGATAATAAGGGATATAAAATAACCTTAGCTGATAGGACGATTTTTGAACGAAGTGTTAATAAATCACCGTTTGGTTTGGATAGTACATTACCTAATCAGCATAACAGTACCGATATCATTGAATTTGTATTATTTGATTCAAATAATAATCAATTACCACAAGGAGATTCGGGTAATTTAGTTAGATATGTTTATTTAGATGATGCACATATCAATGAATACATTACCATATCAACCGTAGATGATAATAAACACATTGATTCAAATCAATATGTAATAAATGCAGAAAAATTAATAAAAGATGCAGGTTATTCAAATGGAATATTCAACGTACAGATTACTTTATTAAACCGACGTATTGGAACTGATGTAAAAATTGAGGATAAATTGTGGATACATGAGATATCACCATCCCGAACTGAAATACGTGTGATTCCAGTAAAGGGTGAAACCGATGAAACCGTTGTGGCTGATTTACAAGAACGTTATAATCTATTTTTAAGAGATGGACAATTTAGAGATGATACAATACATTTTGTTGATGAATTCATAGAACAAATTAACTTATTTAAGGTGTTATCTAATATGTTAGTATCAAGGGGGGATGTAGTTTCTGGCAAATCATACATTGATAGAATTAAAGAAGAGTTCAAAATTTATAATTTTGATACATTTCTGAACGATGTACGAGAAAAATATACAGAAGCCATGATTTATTTTGTATCAAATTGTGATTATAATGTACTGTCAATAAACTACGGAAAACCACTACCTGACGATGTTAGTGTGGAGTTATCGGTAACCGAAATATATGATAAAGCTGTTGATATCATTGCATCAATTGTAGATGTGATATTACCAAAACGTGAGATTATTAAAGATAGTATTTTTGTTGAGGAAACTCACATTAATATTGATGAACTTAAAGAGATTGATATAATTAAACATGATAGACCACCTGATGAGGGTGTTGTTATTGATCCTCCTGTTACCAAAACGTTTTACGTATGGTCGGACTACGGAACTATTAAATATTTTAATGAGAATGAAAAATCACTTATAATTAAAGGGGTTGAATATGACGAATTAACTATAACATATATCGGTAAACCTACATTTAATGGTGATATTAGAGAAATACAAAAGATGAGAATATCGGATAAAATTTGTAATGATCCACGAGCTTCTAATTATGGTGAAGTGGGTGTATGTGAATATAAACGAATAGATATGATTACTCATAAATTACGTGAGGATAGAGATATTACAGTATATAAAAAGACACATGATATAAAAAAATTAACATTAGATAGTAAAGATACGAAATTGCATATTAAACATTCACCGATAGAATTGAGTAGTAAGGATACACGAATAATACCAGAACCATTACCATTACCACCGACAAAGAAAAACGAACATACAATTTCCACAAAAGAGGGTGGGATAACAGTCAAATCAACTGGTCAAACAAAAGATAATTAATTATATTTATAAAGAGATGATAGATTCATTACAATGGCAGAACCAACACAAAATACAACATCACGTGAAACATTAGATTCAAAATCGGAAACTGGTTTAAGTACTCGTACAAACATTGAATTGCTCAAACTAACTTCTCCAGAGAAGGCAGTTGAAATAGATACATCAACGGGTGAATCTATTAAAATTATACGTGGGTGTACTGATCCGAATTCACTAAATTATAATCCAAATGCAACAGTTGATGATGGTAGTTGTACGTATTTACCACCTACTGATAGTATAATAGTGGTATCGGTGAATAGCGTACCGCGTGGTACAACAATTCAAATCAATGGAATAGATACTAATAAAATAACACCATCTCAATTACGATATACTGATAAAGAACTATTAACCCCACGCGTAATTACTGTTATCAGACCAGGCCATGTTACACTTACAAAATATAGAATAAGTACTAAAAGTGTATTTACTGATCTTAAAACAATTACTAAGGTGGTGGATAACCCTTCAGTTGAGGTAACTACATTAGAATCCAAACCATCTATCATATCAGAAAAAACCAAAGCACCCGTTATATCTGAGACAACTTTGAGTGGTAAAGATATATCAAACCCATTGACTACTGGTGCAGATCCAATTTTATTCGCATTAGAAGAAAATGTTAGGAAAACCACTGCAACTGATGTTACACTTGGATTGAAATCTAAGATATTGGATAGAACTTCACCTACAAAGGTTGTAACCGAGATTGATAAACCTGTGATGGGTCATTTTGAAATTGTATTAGAAAAATATATAAATGGGAGATGGGTTCAACAACCAATCAAAACATTATCTGATATAACAGATTCTAATTCTTCAAAACGTTCTCTTTCACTATCATTTGGATCAGCTGATTTTAAACCGATAATGGGTGATAAAGCAACTATTGAAGTTCAAATTATTGGTGATGTATCTAATGATAGGGGTGTACAATATAACACTTCTACTGGAATTGAAGATTTTGTAATTAATGATAGAAATATTTCATTAAAATTCAAACGTAATTCATTACGTGATATCCCATGGATACAATTTAATAGTGTTGCGTTAGATGATACTGCACAGTTTACCAAATACACGGTAACCACACAGGGTAAAATAACACCAACTATACTTCAAGATGATTTTAGATTAGAATTAAAAGATGGTATTACTATTATTAATGTAGAAAGTAATAAATTAGTAGATACACCACCTGATAATACACCGATTGTATTTGTTGATAATGATCAATTACAATATAACATATCAGATACTAATCCATTAAAAATACCATATTACTCACAATTCACGGATATAATATCATACCAATTAGGTAGTACAAAACGAGAAATAGCGAAGTCTGGTTCATTAGTATTAACGAAGGCTGACTTTACGAATGCGATTGGAAAATACATATTATTATTACAACCAAAATCTGACACGGGTAAAGTTGGTGACTATAAACGAATTACGATAAATGTAATAAATAAAGATATACAACCTGGTCCTGATATCACACACATTACATATCCTGCTAATATCATAGGTGCATCATTTACTGGATATAATCACCCATTCAAAATAAGCTGGCAATCGGTAAATACAAACTACATAAATGTATATGTATCGAGTTATGATGCTGAACATATCTTATGTAAATCAACACCACAAGGTACACTTACTCTTAATGTTAAAGATGTATTAACAAAATCAAAAGTAGTATTAGATCCAGATATAGATATTATTACATTTAAATTAATACTTGTACCAATTAATGTTGAAGGTTCTGATAAAACAATTGGTGAACCAGAAGAAATAACTATTGAATTTGATAAGGGTAATTTAACCCTAATACGTAGTGAGGTTATCCGAGATATCAGGAACGCGTTTTTACCTGAATTAGATACAACCGTATTTGATATCCAAACTTCAAAATATTTAACACATTATACTCATTTTGGTGATGGGGATAATAAACTAATAGCAACGTGGGCAACAGATAAAGAAACATTTTCTGAATACATACCCGATAGTATTACTGGTGACTTGGTTAAAACCAAAGAGGTACAATCATTGGTTTTCAAATTATATGAACCACTTGATCGTAGTATTCAAACTAATCAATTACTATGGGTATCTAAATTACAATCTGTACCAATTATTGAACAAATTACTTTAATTGATGAAGTAATTGATACTAGTATATCATTAACACCTAATTTCAATTATGAACTTGGTGATGATATCGGATATCAAGTAATGGATAGTTTAGTTGCGAGTGGTTCAATATCATCAACCGAATTGGTTAATGAATATATTGGGCGTAATGAATTATCACTCACCAAGTTAAATATAGATTACACATCAGGTTCAAACTATATGTGGACTAATTTTGTAAAATATTCATCTGCAACTGAAAGGGCTGAGAATTTCTATTATAAAATAAAATTGTTAGAATTTTATGAAGATAAATTAACCACATTAAAAGCAACACAATCTGCTATTACTTCAATCGCGGTAATAAATGAGTCAAATCGAATAAGTGGAAGTATTAAAACAGTTAAATCAGGATTTGATGATTTTGAACACACTATGTATTCTATATCTAGTTCATTATCATATCCAGGTGCAGGCCAAACTTCTGTAAGTGCATCGAGTCATGATGATACTACTAGTTGGTATACTGATATTACTACATCTGCATTATCATATGATGATACGAATGTAAATTCACTAGTAAATAATTTACCAGAACATATTAAAAATGATACAAACGGACAAGAGTTTATATTATTTTTTAATATGATAGGACAACATTTTGATATAATATGGAGTTATACAAGTGGTATAACGGATTCTAAAAAACTAGTACATAAGTTTGATGCTGGCGTTACCAATGATTTATTATATCATATGTTAGGTTCACTTGGTTGGGAAGTTGATAGTTCGACTAATTCTCAATTTTTATGGGAATATGCGTTCGGTAAACATGAGGATGGATCATCATCATCAATTACAAGTGGAAAACAAAGACAAACAGAGGTATGGAGACGGTTAATAAACAATTTACCATATCTGTATAAACACAAGGGTACAAAACGGTCATTATCCGCGGCAATGGCGTGTTATGGAATTCCTAATTCTATGTTAAGTATTATGGAATTCGGTGGAACTGTTGATCCAACGGATAGTACAACTAACACCTTTACATTTGATGATAGAGCTAGTGCAATAAAATGTGATAATACAGCTTCTATTTTAATCCCATGGAAAACATATAATATAACAAATGATTTTCCAAATTGTGTTGAGGTACGAGTAAACACCGATGCTAGACAGAATCATACGTTAATCCAAGCAGAGGGTTGGGATTTAAAAGTTAAGGCTGGAACTGGTTCACTTGCATCAGTAGTATTTAATATTACTAGTAGTAGTAATCCAGTATCGGCATCGACTGGGTATTTTCCATTCTTTAACGATGAGTACACACAAATTGTAATTAATAAATATACAAGCGGCTCTAATGATGTATTTGATGTATATGCTAAAGAGGGATTCAATGAACGAATTCGTAATGAGGGTTATGCCCAAGTAACATCTAGTACAGGTAATAGTACATGGAATTATGGAACACAATTAGAATTAGGAACTGGACTTACTGGTAGTGTTGATGATTTTAGATTATGGACAACTGCATTAAGTGAATCACGTGTTGAGAATCACACATTAATGCCAGATGCAATTGATGGAAATCACATATCAGCATCTACGGTGGATTTAATTTTTAGATTAGATTTTGAACTACCAAAAAACAGAGCAGCTGGTGGTGATACAGCTATAAAAAATGTATCATCGAATCTCGATTATACAGCTAGTTATGCAACTGCTTCTAATTTTACAACTGTTACTACGTATCCGTATCAATATATACCATATGAACGAACTGTAACTGCGACAATACCATCAACTGGAATTGGATATAGTAGTAAAATTAGATTTAAAGATCAATCAACTGATAATTATTTGAACTCAAAGAAAACAGTTGAGGTAACAGAGGATGAAACTACTTACGGTTCAAGTAAATTAGGTCTATTCTTTTCGCCTATGAAGGAAATTAATTTGGATATTGTTCGTTCATTGGGTAAATTTAATATTGATGATTATATCGGTAATCCTGCTGATGAATTCAATGACACATATAGTGCGTTGGATGAATTGCGTGATTATTACTTCGATAGATACAACCTAAACATATACGAATATATACAATTAGTACGGTATATAGATACTACTTTATTCTTGACATTAGAATCACTTGTGCCTGGCAGAGCTAAGGTTGCTAGTGGATTATTAATTGAACCTCATATATTAGAACGTTCTAAAATAAAACGAAGAGCATTAACAGCTGAAAAACTATCACATTCATCGAGTATTGATTTAGATGATAATCTTAGTATGACATCATCATATGATACAACATCTGCATCACTTGATGCAACAACAACATATGATTTCACGGGTTCAGTACCACAATATACAGCATCATTCGATGCTAGTTTATCTACGATATTAACATCATCATTAGATATGTATACCAGTTCATATGATGTTGAACCAAATTTAAGTGGATCACTCACAAGAAATTCAGGTTCAGACATGGGTGGAATTTCTATGACAACCGCTGTAATCATAAGTGGTTCATTACAAGGTTCATTTACTGCAATGCAACAAAGTCAAGTAGGAATGGATCCAGATTCTATTACTAATACAGGATTTGATATTTTTGCTGAAAATGGACATACTATTAGAACTTATAGAGATTTATCTGGAAATTTAAAACAGGAACGAAAAAAAGTATATGTAATAAAAGAAAGTTATACCGAAATTATACCTGAAAATATTAATGCATTGGACTCGAGCTTAGGTACACAAAATGTATCGAATACTAAATATAGATATACCGTGTCGATGTTACCATTTACACAAAGTGCACCTGATGTAACGGGTAGTATTGTAGAGGTGACACCATTAGATGGTTATTTACCGAGTCATTATAGAAATGTGGGTGAAACTTCGACAGGATTAAAGAATTCATACTACAAGGGTTCAACACAAACAAGTAGTACCACAACCGATGGTGAATCACCAATACAAACGTTCGTAACTAATCCAAATGTATTAAAAGTAAGTGATACAGGCAGATCAAGCGGGGAGCCAATTCTCGAGACGGATTGATAAATAACCGTTTTTAGAAGTTGATTATACTTATATGTATGAAACATTATGTATATAAGTTAACTGATAAAATAAGTGGTGAATTTTATTACGGAAGTAGAACATGTGAGTGTAATATAAAGGATGATAATTATATGGGTTCAATGATAACATGGAAACCCATTAAAGATAATTTAGTGAAAACTATTATTAAGGGTGGATTTATTACACGTGAAGAAGCAACCAATTTCGAACGAAAACTTGTAAAAGAACATTATAAAAATAAATTAAACAAAAATTACAGTATTCCAAACACAGGATTTTACTCAGGTGGAGAACCAGAAACAAATCCAAATTTTGGTAATAGACGTAGTGATGAATGGAAAGCAGAACAACGACAACGAATGGCGGAATATTATAAAACACATTCATATTCAAATGAAGGCAAGAAATTTAGTGAAGAATGGCGGAAGAATATAAGTCAATCTCGAATAGACAAAGGTTTATCAAAAGGTAAAAACAATCCAGCTTGGATTGGATACGTTAAAGTAACCGATTTAGATGGAAATGAAGAAATTTATGAGAGTACAAAGGAAGCATCGAGAATATTAGGTGTAGATACTCATTTTTTTAGAAAACATTGTAAAAATAACACAACATATGTACGTGGTAGGTATAAGGGTTGGAAATTCAGTTTAGAAAAAAATCGTAAAAAATAAATTTTGGATATTTATATACAACACAATAAGAATAAAAAACAAAATAGGAAATAAAAATGGGATATTTGAACAATTCGGAAATTACCGTAGATGCTATTCTTACTAAAAAAGGTAGAGAAAAATTGGCATCAGGTGAGGGTCTTAATATTACACAATTTGCGTTGGGTGATGATGAAATTGATTACACATTATATGAACCAGCCCACCCAAAAGGTTCAGCATATTATGATGCCGCTATAAAAGCAGTACCGATAATAGAAGCCTCTCCAGATGAAACACAAGTATTAAAGTATAAGTTGGTAACATTACCAAAAGGTACTACAAAAATACCTAAAGTTGAATTCGGTGTACCGTCTATATCTGTGAATCAAAACTCAGGACAAGTAACGTTATCACCAACTACATCACCGAGTGGAAATACACAATCTGGTTATACACTAGTATTAGCCAACAAAAACGCGGGTACAATTGTAGGTTCAGGAACAGCAGCAGGAAGTGGTACAGTACCATTATTCTTGGGTGATGAAATAACAGCAACCGCATCGGTAGAACGTGGAACATCATTTACTTTTATTCCAAATCCTAATATTACACAAACAATTAAGACAACAATTACGGTATACGGTAATGAAACGGGTGGATCATCTACTGTACCTGTAACTATTACATATATACAACCAACCTAAAATATAGGATAATATAAAATTATGGCACAAATAACTGGACAAGCAGGATCAAATTTAACCGATGAATTAGCTAAGTATTTATCAACTAATCAAGGTAATTTAACATCTGAACAATTAACTGGTATCATCAACCAATATTTAACAGGTGGTGATAAATTAGGTGCACAAGGTGGTGCCTTGAGTAATGGTATATATAAACGATTCGGTGAATTCGATTTAATTACTGGAAAAGTAGAACTAGTTACTACGGGTATATGGACAGGTGATACAGGTAGTTTGTCAGCATTCTATACATCATCGGCTCAAACAGCAACAACCTATTACACAAACGTATACAGTACAGACCCATCTGGATCAACAACAGCAGTTGTACAATTTGCAACCGCATATGGTCATAGATATGGTTCGGGTTCGATATCATTAGCCAATGATTCAGATTCAACGTTGTCAACCAAAGCAACATATGCACAATATCGTTCAATTCTATTAGATCAAGACGATTCTAGTTTCACGTTTGTTTCTAGTTCAACAGCTGGTACACATGATTCAGAAGATATTTATGTTATCAACGTTAATAGGGCTCGATATAAGGAACAAATGGATCCAGGTAATTTCGCTCTTACATTAAGTGGTTCAAAAGGTAATTTCACATTTATTGATGACAGTGGTAAGAAATTCTCAAACTCGGTTGGTAAAGCTGGACGAGTATTTAATATCGTAAGTGGTTCGTTAAACTTAGGTACGGAAGCCGCAGCAACAACATCATCTGCATTCGCAGCGAATGGTGAGGGGTATGGTTTATTCTATCCTGACTTAGCAATGTTAGTTCTTAACCCTTCTGCAATCGGTGAAACCGTAGGTGCGGTAAGTGCATCCGATCAAACGGGTATAGGAGATTTATCAGGTAGTATATCAATTGCAGCTGAACAATATAATCAACGAAGATTATTCCATTCTATTAGATTAGGTGCGAGTTTTGTATCTCGAAGAACTGAAAATATATCAACTGCTCATTATTTTGTACGAGCAACTAACAGAGAATTTAATTTCTCAAATAACCCAACATTTGTATCTGGTTCGGATGGTACATTTGCAAATTCAGCATTTGAAACAAATCCACAAACATATATAACAACAATAGGACTGTATAGTGATTCAAATGAATTATTAGCAGTAGCTAAAACTTCACAACCAATTGTTAAATCGTTTGATCGTGAAGTACTTGTCCGGATAAAATTGGATTTTTAGACTAAAAACCCTTAATAAAGGTTAAATTAGATACTGTTTTTAAAAGTTTCTTATATTGTAAGAAACTTTTATTATGTCAGACAAAATCAAATGCAGGTTATGTGAAAATGAATACGGAATTAAACAATTCGGTATGCATGTTTCCAGAACACACAAAATTCCATACGAAGAATATGCTATAAAATATTGGGAAGATTTACCAAAATGGTCACCATGTGAGATATGTGGTATTATTTGTAAAGATGCATATTGTTCAAATGAATGCTTCAGAAAAGGTGCATCCATTCGTCAAAAGGGGAAAAAGAAGCCACCTCGTACAAAAGAACATTGTAATAATTTAAGTAGAATGGCCGTTGAACGATACAAGAATAAGACAAACCATCCGTTTTATGGTAAAAAACACACAACCGAATCAAAAGAAAAAATGGCAAAATCTCAAACTCAATGGTTAGAAGAAAATGGTCATTGGGCAACGGATACTCATTTATCAGATGAAACTAAACAAAAAATTAGTAAAACCAGAAAAGATAGAAAACTTGGTATCGGTGAAAAAAACGGTATGTTCGGTAAAACTCACACACCCGAAGCTATAGAAAAAATATTCAAACACAAATCAATGAACAAACTTGAAAAGTTAGTTGCGGATTGGTTAACGGAACATAATATTGAATATACTTTTCAGTTTTTTATAAATACCGATGGTGTGTGTAAATCATATGATTTTAAGTTAAAGGATACCGATACTATAATTGAGGTACACGGTGATTATTGGCACGGTGGTAGTGGTGTATCAAAACATCATTTTGATGTAAAGAACACTATTAAAAACGATAACTTAAAGAAACAAATGGCAATAGATAAAGGTTATGGTGTAATTGTTATTTGGGAACACGAAATAAAAGAGAATATTAATATTTTAGAAACAATAATAAAATGAAAAACGCACATTATAGAGGGATACCGTGTTATTATGACATAAATTCAGGTGACCTACAAGGTCGAAATTGGTATTGGGATATTTTAGTTGAAATAGTGGTATGGTGGGATGTTGAAATAATAGAAGTAGATTCATTTCCAATTTGGATAGATGAAGATAGATAACTATGTTTTTGTTTTTATGATATTTATATACATAACTGATTAAAACTATGTACAAGCAAATACCATCTTCAAATATTTCGACACGAAGTTTTAAAGTATATAAACAATGGACACTGACTCAATCGGATGTAGCTGTACTAACCGCTACAGCTGAATCGGGTTCTTTTGATGTAGATACATTTACAACTACTGGTGGATATTATATTCACCCGTTATATAATTCAATAAAATCTAAGTATTATCAATCTAATGGTAATGTTATGACACAATTCGGTGTTGTTCGTAATCCAGGTGAATTTACCACTAGTAGAACTTATAGTGATACCATTCAGGTTATAAGTATTCCACAATTACAGTACGGTGAACAGATGAAAAAGGGAACAATTGAATTAACCGACTTAGATAATGTGGTTAGTTATGTTGATGATAGTTGGGGTAATATAGTTGGTGTAGATCCTACCTATTATTTTATATCATATGATGCCGAAACGGCAATTATGTTATTTACTGATGGTAGTACTCAATACACTGCAACGGTTTCATATTTTGATGTAAATACTGGTATTGCAATTTTTACTTTATTTGGTATTACTGATACATATTATGTTGTTCGTATTGATTTTCAAACCAATGAATTAACCACAACGGTTGATTTACTTTTTGAAGGATTGGATTTACAAGCAATACCAAACGGAAATGTATTTTATGATGAGGGTTTAATCGTACTTACATCAGAGGTGCCATTTAATAATTATTCATTATCATACAAATCAACTCAAACGATTTATGAAATGGAGGTGTTGATAACGGCTAATAAGGGTGAATTTAATTATTCACAAAACCCAAGTGCGGTAACAGTTACTACGGGATCAGCTGAATATGATTTCGCGGTAACAGGTATTACAAATACAAAACCAGCTGGTTTGGTACGTATAAAGGATATCGCAAATATAACTCAAAAAACGGCATATTATGGAACATTTAATAGTGGTTCATCAGAATTAGCAACAGGTAGTTGGGATGATTACGCAGTATCAGCTAGTGTTGACCCAACTGGTTCATATTTAACAACATATATTACTACAATCGGTTTATATGATGCAAGTGGTAGTATGGTGGGTGTTGCAAAATTACCTCAAGCGATTAAAAAATTACCTGACCATAATGTGAACTTTATAGTTCGACTTGACTTGTAGGGTACGTTTTTTGTACCAAAATTTAATTTTCTTATATTTATATATGTAAGGAGATTAAACTATGAGAAAACAAAAAAGATATCATTTTATATATAAAACTACAAATTTATTAAATGGTAGATATTATATAGGAATGCATTCAACTGATGATATGAATGATGGGTATATGGGTAGTGGAATTTATTTAAGACGCTCACTTAATAAACATGGAACACGAAATCATAAACGTGAAATTTTAGAATACTGTAAAACTCGTCAAGAATTAAAATCACGTGAGGAAGAAATTGTCAATCTAAATGAAATTGCTAAAAAAGAATGTATGAATCTTAGAGTTGGCGGTTCTGGATCGAGGTATATAAGAGTAACATCAGACGAGACTCGTAAAAAATTAAGTGAATCACATAAAGGACAAATACCCTGGATAAAAGGTAAGACTCATAGTGAAGAAACTCGTAGAAAACTAAGTGAGGCTGGTAAAGGTAGAAAACTAAGTGTAGATCACAAACAAAAAATAACAAATTGGAATGAACAACGTTGGAATACTATATCGGATACTGATAGACAGTATATGAAATCTAAGTTCATACACAACGTATCTCATAGTGAAGAATCTAAACAAAAAATGAGTAAAGCTCATATGGGTAAAAAATTAAGTGAGGAACATAAACAAAAAATAAGTAATGCTAATAAAAATCGAAGTGAAGAAACTCGTAGAAAAATAAGTGAGGGTAATAAAGGTAAAAAAACAAGTGATGAAACTAAGTTAAAAATTAGTAAAGCAAATAGTAAACCACAAAAGAAAATCACATGTCCATACTGTAATAAAACAGGTGGTACACCAAATATGAAACGATATCATTTTGATAATTGTAAAAATAAAAAGTTATGAAATGGAAATATAAAAATAAGGTTATAAATACCGTAGAAAGTATGCCTAATGGGGTTTTTGGGTTCGTATATGAGATAACAACCGAGGATGGTAAGAAATATATAGGACAAAAAACATTATTCACAAGACGTAAACGTAGGTTCGGAAAAAAAGAATCTAAGTTAGTGACTGATAAACGTAAAAAACTTTATGAAATCATTGTTAAAGAAGGTGACTGGCAGACATACACAGGTTCTAATAAAGAATTGAATGAAAATATAAAAAATGGAACAATGTATTCCAAAAAGATTCTATATTATGCATTTCATAAAAAACAACTCAACTATTTTGAAACCAGAGAATTATTTTCACGAAATGTGTTAGAAGATAATTCTAAATACTATAATTCAAATATTTCTGGTAAATTCTTCCATAAAGACACAAAACCACTATAATATTAGGAAAATTGGAATATTTTTCGTATCTTTACTTATAATAATACTAGAAATATGCTTTCACCAACACAAAAAATACACATGCGTTATTTAGATTACATATAAACTACCAATTATCACACCGTTTTTATCACACCATTATACTTATATATAGATGGGAAGAAAGAAGAAATACCAAACTAAAGAAGAATTGAAAGTTGCAAAGGCGGCACAATGGAAACTTTATTATGAACGTAATAAAGAGAAAATTAACGCCCATCGTATGGAGAAATATTATGAGCAAAAATCAAAAGAATAATCATTATGTATACAGATTAGATGATCCAATAACCGGTGAATTTTATATTGGTAGTAGAAGTTGTAAATGTAAAATTACGGATGATAACTATATGGGTAGTTATAAGCGTTGGAAACCAGAAGATAAAACAAGATTGATAAAAACCATATTAAAAACTGATTTTTTGAATAAAAATGATGCATATGATTTTGAGGCTGGTGTTATAGGGGAAAATATTAATAATAAATTAAATAGAAATTATCATATACCTGCCAATGGATTTAGAATGGATGGTACACACCACACCAATGAAACTAAACGAAAAATAAGTGAAGCTAGTACAGGTAGAATTTGTAGTGATGAAACTCGTAAAAAACTAAGCATATCTAGCACAGGAAGATATCATACAAATGAAGCAAAGAAAAAAATGAGTGAAAGCCGTAAAGGAATGTATCTTGGTATGTCATACGAAGAACGACATGGTGTTGAATTGGCCGATGAATTAAAAGAAAAACGAAGAAAACAATTAACAGAACATAACCCAGCAAGATTAAAACACGTTAAAGAACAGCTAATTGAACGAAATGTAAAAAATAATCCAATGAATTCAATTGAGTCACGAATGAAAATTAGTGAAGCTAATAAAGGTAGAATACCATGGAATAAAGGTATAAAATGGAAAACTAAAAAGAATAGATAATGTTGAGTCCAACACAACGAATAACAGTTATAAATATATTAAACTCCACACTTGGGTTCGGTACAAAGAAAAAGGATGATAATTACGCTCACCAATGTCCCTTCTGTAGTCACCATAAAAGGAAATTAGAAATTGATATAATTTCTCAATCCTGGCATTGTTGGGTATGTGATGCAAAGGGTAAACGAATATACAATTTATTAAAAAAGTTAGATGTTAGTAAATCAACACTAACAGAGGTAAAACAAATATACGGTGATACTCATTATGTTCATAAAAAAACAGCTGAACCTGAAATAATATTACAATTACCTAAAGAATTTGTATCTTTACGAGTAAAACCAACTGGTATGAATCCATTATACCTAAATGTTAAAGCATATGCAACCGAACGTGGTATAACTAACGCTGATATCATAAAACATAACATAGGTTATTGTGATGGTGGTTCATTTAGTGGAAGAATAATCATTCCTTCGTATGATAACGATAATCAACTGAACTATTTTATAGCTCGAACGATATATCCAGATGTTTCATTTGTATATAAGAACCCACCTGTTAGTAAAAACATAATTGCATTCGAAAATCAGATTAATTGGAACGAACCTATTGTATTATGTGAGGGTGCGTTTGATGCATTATCAATTAAACGGAACGTGATACCATTATTCGGTAAGTTTATCTCTAAAAAATTAAAAGAGGCCATATTCAAACACGGTGTAACTGATATTACATTCATGTTAGATGAGGATGCACAGAAACAAGCATTACATTACACGAATTACTATTCAAAACAAGGAATCAAGGTAACAAATATAAAACCGACAGGAAAAGACCCAAGTAAAATGGGATTTGTTTCTGTAAATACACTTATAAAACAACAATTAGAAACAACTTATAGTGATATGGTTGTACAAAAACTAAACAACATACAATGGTAGAGAAAATATATCATTTGAGTGATTTGCATATACGAAATCTGCAAAGACACAAAGAATACAGACACGTATTGACTAAATTCATTCAAGAAGTTAGAAAAAATAATCTAAAGAACGCAATTATTTATATAGGTGGTGACATCGCACATACAAAAACTGAAATGTCACCTGAATTAATTCGGGAAATGAGTTGGTTTTTTGATGAATGTTCTAAATTACACCCAACATTTATAATTACAGGTAATCATGATTGTAATCTGAACAATAAATCACGTTTAGATGCGTTAACGCCGGTGATTGATATAATGAATAAACCTAATATCCATTATTTAAGAGATACAGAGGTTTTTAAGTATGAAAATTTAACATTTGTTTCGTATTCCATAATGGATCATCGAGATAATTGGCCGAGTGGGTATGATATTGATGGTGAAAACAAAATTTGTTTATTTCATGGACCTGTTAATAAATCTCAAAGTGATATTGGT